CTGAAACTCGCGCATTTTGGGTTGTTAAGGGGGGTTCCTTAACGGAAACTGCTATCATTCACGCATCCAACTTAACAAAACAAAAAAAATGACCAACCGACTTCCACCAGAATTGCATTTGGTTCATGGCACAAAATCCGGACACAAAGGCGGTGCGTTGCCCGATTCAGTCCGCAAGCGCGTACCCAAAGCTGAATGGCTGGACAACCCCGATGCTTGGGACAGGGACAAATTCATCAGCGAAACGTCCGAGTTTCTTTGGGAAACCTACGGCATTGGCTCAGACCAAGACAAGCACGTATTGGCGGCGCTTGCCAACCAAATGGAAATTTACGTTAAGTGTTTGAAGGGCGTTGCCAAGGGCGGCATCATTACGCAATTCAACAATGGCGCGACTGTTGGGCCAAACCCATTCCTGACCGCTGGCGATAAAGCCTTGGCGCGGGCGATTGTGTTGATGAACGAGTTGGGCTTAACACCGCGTGGACGCTTGGCGACCAACAAAACCGAAGGTGGCAAATATTCGCGTTTGCTTAATGGGCCATGACATACGAGGATGGCATTTTGTATGCCGTAAAAGTTGCCAAAGGCGACATTCCTGTTTGCCGTAATGTGCGGCTGGCTTGCCAAAGATTTCTAAACCAACTGGAAGACAGAAATTGGGCTTGGGAATTCCATGTTGATTACGTTACGCATTTTTTAGAATTTGCGGAAACACTAAAGCACACCAAAGGCCCTGACGCTGGCAAGCCGTTGTTGCTTGAGCCATTCCAGATTTTTATCATTTGCGCCATATACGGCTTCCGCAGTAAAAAAGATGCCAAGGCGCGAATGGTCACCGATGTGATTGTGTTTGTGCCGCGCAAAGCGGGCAAGTCCACATTGACCGCCGCCATTGCGTTGTACGAATTGAATTGGGGCGAAGCGGGCGCGGAGGTTTACACTTTGGCAACCACACGCGACCAAGCATCCATCGTGTTTAATGCCGCAACAGGTTTTATTGAAAATATGCCGCATGACGTTGCACAGCTATACAACGTGGGCAAACGGCATATTACCAAGGCGGGCGACAGTCAAACCAAGTTTATGGCGTTAAGTCGGGACACCAAAAAGTCCGGCGATGGCATGAATCCATCATGCGCCATTATTGACGAAGCGGCGCAGATTGTGGACAGAAATGCAATTGAAGTTTTGCATTCAGGCATGGTGGCTCGGAAAAACCCTTTGCGGATTTACATTACCACGGCGAGCTTCACCAAAGAAACCAAGTTTTATGAAGATATGCAAATGCTTCAGAATATGCTTACAGGCGAAGCACAGGACAATCCCCGCTGGTTTGGCTTGTTGTACAGCCTTGACCCACAGGATGACTGGCGCGACCCTAGCACGTGGGCAAAGGCAAACCCCATGCACGGCATCAGCGTGTATGAAGACGCGATTGCTGAACGTGCAGAACAGGCCAAACACAAACCCGCCGCACTTAACGAATTCCTTTGCAAAACGCTTAACATTTATGTGAGCGCAAATTCAGCTTGGGTAGACCGCGCTTATTGGGATGATGAAAAATGCGCCATTGTTGGCGAACGCGAACCCGATGCCGTATTCATGGGATTTGACTTGGCGGCAACCCGCGACTTGAATGCCGTGTGTACGTTAAAGCGATTTGGCGATGACGACTACGAAACGGAATTTAAATTCTTTTTGCCCGAAGACGGATTGGCGTTAATACCCAAACACTATGCCGACATTTTCCGCGTGGCTGTTAATTCGGGAATTTTGCATATCACCGAAGGTAACGTGATGGATGACCGAGAAATATCGGATTACATCATTGGGCAAGCCGCCAAATACGACATTAAGGAAATTGGCTTTGATGCTTATAACGCGGCATCACTGGTTGCGCGATTGCATGATGCTGGCTTGCCTGTTAAGAAAGTTGGGCAGGGAATGGCGGTGTTAAGCAACCCAAGTAAGCACGTGGAAAAGTTAATTTTAAATTACGCTGTTAAGCACGATGGCAATCCATTTGTGGGATGGCAACTTGGAAATTGTGAAGTTTACGAAGACGTTAACGGCAACGTAAAAGTCAGAAAAAATGAAAGTGACAAATCTGCAAAGGTTGATGGCATAATCAGCCTCATCATTGCGATGCACTGTTCTTTGGACAATCCCACGCAATCAGGCTTTGGTTTCCGCACTTTTTAGAGGTGAATCATGGGAATTTTTGACAGATTCGTAGGAAAAAACAAGGATTCCAAGGAATCAAATACGCTGTTTGGACAAACTGCGCTTGGAAATAACATTGTTTACCAAGGCAACAACAAGAACCAAACAGTCAACACGCAAATTCTGTACGTCACTACAGCCAGCACCACCAATGCTGGTCGCCCTGTTGACACATCTTTGCTTACGCGTAACAGCACGGTCATGTCTTGCGTAGGCATTAAGGCGCGAGCCATATCGCAATTGCCAATCAAAATCATGGCAATGTCGGAAGATGGCACTTATGTTGATGCAATCAAAGACCCAAACGTGGGTACGCGGGACAAAACCAAAGCAAAGCAAGTTTTAAATTTGCTGACCATGCCAAACAACTTCCAAAGCCAATACGAGTTTTGGTATCAATGGATGATGTGGCACGAATTGCTTGGCGAGGCGTTTACCTTGTGGTGGAGGAAAGACCAAGACAATCCATCGCAAACGCCTTTGGAAATGTACGAGTTAGACAGCACATTGATTGCCGTCACAATCACGCCAACCAGATACCCAAGCTATCGCTTGTCCACGCCGTCTTATGGTTTCAACAAAGACGAGCCGCTTGCACCTCATCAAGTCATGCACTGCAAAGATATGGCTTGGCAAGGTTCGGCTGGTTTCAACAAAGGTATTTTGGCGGCTGAATTGGTTGGCTTAGACCAAGATATTGACTTGTATGCCAACTACGTCATGCTGAATGGCGCAAAGCCGAGCGGAATGTTTATCACTGAAAACGTGATTCCAGACGCAAAATATAAAGAAATTGCTTCACGACTGAAAGAAGCATGGTCAAGCATGGTTGGCAGTCAGCAAACCGACCGAAGCAAACCCGGTCAAGGTATGTTGCTAGACCAAGGCATGAAATACGAGCCATTGAAAATGTTAAGTTTGCAAGACGCAGATTTGGCAAATTTGAAGATGCAAACCATGAAGCGGATTTGCGGCTTGTATGGCGTACCGCCAGCGATGCTTCACATTGGTGACCAAAAATACAACAACACGCAAACCATGTTGGACGAGTTTTACAAATCCACCATGTACCCAATTATTGTTAACGTTCAGCAAAAATTGAAGGCTTCGCTGTTGCAAGGCTATCCCAATTTGTGCATTCACTTTGATGTGCAAGATTTCCTCAAAGGCGCACCGCTTGACCAAATGAACTACGTGGTTGCTGGTGTTAACGCTGGAATCATGACACCCAACGAGGCGCGGGAATACTTGGGCAAAGCCAATTTAGAGGGCGGCGATGAACTGCAAAGCCCAAACAAAGCCGAGCCAATCAGCGGCACAAGCCCACAAGACACTGGCGGTGGCGGCGGTGGTCAGTCTCGCAAAATGAACATTGGTAAATAAAAGTGGATACCATTTTTCAAAAAGTGGTAGCATATTTGCAAGATTACAAACCAAGAGGTAAGCCCCGAGTGGGCAGACCGCCTAAAACAATACAAGACATTGACCGAACAAAAGTCGATGAGGTAATTCATGACAAAAAACTTGATGATGGTATGCGAAGCCAAGCTGGTCATGGAAGCGCAAAGCGCGGACAAAGAACCAACTGGCAAGATTGAAGCCCGCGTTACAACGTGGGGCGCACGTGAAGGCGCAGATGGTCGCAAATTCAATTACCAGCCCGAAGGTTTTATGGATTGGGCGGAAACATTCAGCAAAGAAGGCAAGCCATTGCCAATGTTTTTGAATCATGCGGCTGACGCAATGCCAGTCGGTGAGTGGTATACGTTTGACTTTGACGATGAAGGCATGACCGCATCAGGTCGGCTTTACATGAACACCACGGCTGGTTCGGACTTGTACCAAATCATGAAAGAATCGCCAATGATGTTTGGCGGTGTTTCTGTTGGCGCATACGCTGACGAATATCAGTGGGTCAAAGAAGATGGTATGCCAATGATGGCTGGCGATGACACTGACGAAGGATATTTCCAAATCACCAAAGGCGGCTTGCGTGAAGTCAGCGTGGTGATGTACCCAAACAACCCACAAGCAGAAGTCCATAAGCTGGAATATTTCCGAGAAGATGGTTCTGCCAATTTAAAGAATTTGGAAAAGGCTTTGCGCGAAGCAGGGATTTCCAAAAAAGATGCGGTCACTTCCGCATCTATCTTCAAGAAGGTTTTGGAACAGCGCGATGCAGTCCAAGCACCGATTGAAAATGCGCCACAACAGAGTGAGTCCGATGTGGATGTGACCGAAGTAGCTGACATTCTCAAAGCATTAGAACTGCGTGAGCTTGTCAAACTGTTAGATAAACGACTGAAAGGTTAATCATGTCTCAAGTGATTCTGGAAAAACTGGATGCCATCGAAGCTAAACAAGCCGAAGCAATCCAATCTGTTGAAGCAAAAATCCCCGAAGCTGTTGCCGCTGTGCAAGCTGAAATGGCAGAAAAGCTGTCCGCTTTTGAAGCTAAATTGGCAACTGTGCAAGCACCCGCAATCATTCGCGCACCCCACAAGACCGTTCGCGGCGATGTGAACCGCGCTGTCAAAGAACAAATCGCTTCTTATTACAAAGGCGGTCGCGCCGTTGAAAAAGAATTGAAGATGTTTGAAGACGAAAGCCAATACGATGCGTACTTGAAAGAAGCCTCAGCGTTGACCGCTGGCGGTAACAATCAAGGTGGTCGTACTGGTTACGACCCTGTGTTTGTTGCTTTGCGTTTGGCTAACCCCATGCGCGGTTTGTCTCGCACCGTAGCTACTGATGGTTCTTCTTACCAATTCCGCGTTAAGACCGGCAATGCTGGTGCGGCTTGGGGTTACACCATCCAGAACAACGGCGCAACCACCACTGAAGACACCAGCATTTGGCAATTGGTTTTGCAAGATTTGAACGTGCAATTCCCAATCCGTACCGCCGCGCTGGACGATATTGATGGTTTGGAAGGCAATGTGGTTGATGATATGTTGGCAGAATTCGCACAGAGCGAAGCCCTGTCAATGGTTCAAAACAACGACCAAGCCGCACAATCTGGCACTAACCCTTACGGCGGCACAAACGGCTTGCGTGGTCTTGACCAATACGCTGGTTCAAATGCCACCTACACAGGCGGCACTTCATCCACAGCGGCTTTGGGAACAAGCGGCACAGGTTCGACCACTGGCTTGCACAGCTTGGCAACCTATGACCAATTGACTTCTAACGTCAACACTGTTGGCTTGAATAACATCGCCTACAAAGACGTGATTAACTTCATGTACTCTTTGCCACAACAATATTGGACACCGAACGCCAAGTTCATGGTTAACCCAATCTTGGCTCAAGCCATTCGTGGTTTGCAAGATACCAACGGTCGTCCAATTTTCAACTCTGTTGAATCATTGAACCCTGATGGCATCATTGGCCAAATGTTGGGCTTTGATGTTGTGATTAACAAGTACTTGGACAACCCATTCCAAGGTACAACTGGCGCGGCTGGTACTAACAGCCTCTACCCAATGTACTTTGCTGATTGGTCACGTTTCCACACTATCGTTGACCGTTTGAACATGGTCATGCGCCGTTACGACCAGACCGCGCCCGGCTTCATCACCTTCTACGGTGAAAAGCGTTTGGCAACTTCTGTGCGTGACCCTAACGCTGGCGTTCGCTATCGTTCGACAGGCACATCAACCTGATAGTTGCCTTGGGGTGGGGGAGAAATCTCCCACCCTTTTTTCAGCAACCTTTTTTGGAATCACCATGAGCATTACTGAACGAATCCTGACAGGCTTTAAACAAACAATTGAAACAGGCGATAAGGTCAAAATTGACTTGCGCGAAGCGTCTGCGCTTACGGGTTCTGGTCTAAATGTTGGTGGTCGCACTTTATTTGATGATGCGTTTGCCGCTTTGCGTTTTGCCAATCCATTGCGTCAAGTAGCAAGACAAGTTGTTCGCAACGGTCAAAGCGCGGTGCAATTTGTTGCTAAAACTGGTAACGCAACAACACAGGCAAACCCTTGGGGTTATACGTTCACGCCTGACAGCGGAACACCCAACACAAACACTTCCATTTGGCAGTTGCCCACCCGCGTTATTACGGCACAACTTCCAATTCGTTCTGCTGTTTTGTCCGATGTAAATTATTTGGACGAAACATTGGTACAAGATTTGTTCCAAGAATTTGGCACACAAGAAGCCAATTCAATGATTATCAATAACGACCAAGCTGGTTCTACAACCACCACCACTGGTGGTGTTGACGGCTTGCGCGGTTTGAATATGTATACCAGTGCGGCGGCTTCTGCATTTGGCACAAGCGGAACAGCAATCACAAACGGCATACACAGCATTGCAACTGTTACCCAAGGAACAGCGGCAATAAATTATTCGGCAATTACAGATATGGCACGGTTGTTCCCTGCTCAATATTGGAATTTGCCCGGCACAGCATGGATGATGCACCCGCAAACCATTCATGACTTGCGTAACCTTGGACCGGGTACAGCCGCAGTCAGAGAATTTGCTGAAGTGGGCAGTAATGAGGGCGGTGCAATAAAAAATATTTTTGGCTTCCCTGTGATTGCAAATCCATATATGCAAACTGTTGGCGCAGGTAATTTCAGCGTTTATTTGGCAAACTGGCCTAGTTTTGTGACCATTGCTGATGTGGAAGAAATGAACGTCCAAGCGTTTGAACAAACAACGCCCGGCTTTATTACCATGTACGCAGAAAAACGCCTTGCTAGTACAGTGCGCGACCCGTTCGCTGGCATCCGCTTAGTGGGCGTTTAATCATGTCTGTTGACCAGCTTGGTTATCTGACGCTTGGCGCACCAACGCGCAATCCATTCAACTATGAAAAGTTTGAACAGATTGCGCGTGATAACACGACCGCATGGTTAACACTTGCTGAGATTCGCCAACAACTTAACTTGTTTGATGACACAAGCCAAGACACGTACCTTGGAGGCTTGGAAATTGCCACACGGCAAGCAATTGAAGATTATTTGGGCATGAGCATCTTTGCCACAAGCTATCGCGTGTATTACAACGCAACCAGTTTGTACGGCTCACCATTGGCCTTGGATTTGCCCGAGGTATCGCAGAACAATGCCACACCAGCAAGCGGCGTGACCATTACCAATGTTAAGTATTTTAATGATGCAACGCCGCCTGTATTGATTACAGTCGACCCTGCCACGTACTATTACGACAACAGCGGCAACAAGGTAGTTTTGCAAACCCTGCCAAGCGACCTAAACCCAAACATGACCAGCCCTGTGTCGTGCGACTATGTAGCACCAGCCAATCCATTGGCGGCATACCAAGTCATCAAACACGCTGGCAAGCTGTTGTTAACTCATCTTTACAACCACCGAAGCGACACAACTGACGGCAACACCAAGCCCATCCCATTTGGGGTGGCTACGCTTTTGCGCCCATACAAACCTTTGGTGATGTGACATGGTAGCGCGGTATGAAAACATCGCCGTCAATACATTGTCTTTTGGCAAAAGTGATTTTGGCGAACAAAGCACCACACAAACGCTTTGGTTCAATACACGCGCAACTGTTGCTGATGTGTCAAACAACGTCCGCATATCTGACAAATACAGGGTCTACTCTGACATTGTGCAAATGACTGTTAACTACACGCCAAACGTCAAAACCATCGTGGACAATCAAAACGCTTATTCAATAAGCTGGCGCGGCTACGATTGGCGAATTGACAACGTGCGCGAAACCAATGACCGACAGTTTGCACAATTGACTTGTGTCCGCAATGACCCTGTGGTGGCGGTGTAATGGCAACCCAACAAAATCCAGTCCAATACGGCAAAGCCATCCAATTCCAATTGGAAAGCATCGTCACGCCCGTGCCTGTATATGCGGCGTTCAATCGCAACTTTGCAACACAGCCAAAGTTCATCACATGGATGTTAAGAAATGTTCACCAAGATGTTTACACAGGTCAAAATCAAAATAACAAAGGCATTGACCGCCCTGTTTTCCAAATTAGCATCTTTACGCAAGTCATAGAAGAAGGCTTCACAATTTCCAATCAAATACTACAATCCTTGCATGGATACAGTGGTTTGTTTGGCGGCGTGACAAATGGGTTTTATATTTCCAAAGCCGATGTGCAATGGCTGTATAACTCATACGACAACAGCGACAAATTAGCGCAAGTCTTTTTGGACTGTACGCTAGACATTCCAACATAAGACACGTTCAGCAATCAATCGGAAGGAAACGAAATGCCGTTACCAGCAAAAGTTTTACCGGGTTTTAGCGCATCGCTATATGCTCAGACAGGCGCGACACCAACGCCATTGACCGTTGCCCAACTTAGCACCTTGGGAAATGTCAGCGCAATCGCAATCTCAGGCAATCAAATGCTGGTCGAAGCAGTTCCCGCTTTTGGACAAGATGATGCTGTTGCCAACTTTATGGTTGCTGGCTCGCGTCAATCGGACAAAATCCCGACACAAAGCGCACCCACCAGCATGACAATCACCGCCGCATGGAATCCAAGCGACAGCGTGATTCTGCAAGTACGCGCAGACGCGTATAACGGCACTGTAGACCGCACTTATGTGGTGTCCGCTACCGATGGTACTGGAACGGTCTATTACGCCTTTAACGCCCGCGTAGGACAATTTCAAATTGACGCACAACCCGGCGCAGAGGCCAAAGCGGTTTTCACTTTGCACCCACGCGGCAATCAATATGGCTGGTCTAACACTGCTTAATCAGGAGAAACAAAATGGCATTACCAAACAAAGTTTTACCCGGCTTTTCAGCCGCAATGTGGATGCAAACAACAGCCACGCCCACGCCGTTTACCACTGCTAATTTGGCGGTTTGGACAGCGCAAGTTGCAACCATTGTTGGCACAAGTGCTGGCGGTACAGGCGCAAGCGGCACACAACTTAACGTGGAAGCAGTACCCGCGTTTGGTCAAGATGATGCCGTGGCGAATTTCATGGTCGCTGGTTCACGCCAAAGCGACAAGATTCCTACGCAATCCGCACCGACTTCAATGACCATTACAGCGGCTTGGAATCCGAGCGATGCTGGTTTGTTGTTGATTCGCGGCGATGCGTACAACGGCACGATTGACCGCACCTATGTTGTTTCTGCTTATGACGGCACAAACACCGTGGCTTATGCGTTTAATGGTCGCGTGGGTCAATTCCAAATTGATGCACAGCCGGGCGCGGAAGCCAAGTGTGTGTTTACCATTCACCCGCGTGGCAATCAGTACGGCTGGAGTAATTCCTAATGAAGGTCGCTGACGCTGTTGAAGTGTTGGCGACCACTTATCAATCCTTAGATGCGGTGGCTCAAGGGTTGGAAGTGAAAGCTAGCGAGGTGGCTACGGCGCTTGCAAAAGCAAAACCCGACACGGCTGAATTTGTTGCTTTGACAATTCTTGCCCGATACAACCCAGTGGTTGCCCCTGTTGTTGAACAAACCGCAGAGTAAAAAATGACAGACACGACAATACAGAATTCCAACGACTTGCTTAACTTTTTGGTGACACAAGCCGAAAGCCGCAAGGATTGGTTTGGGTTCACACAGCAAAAAATGACCGCTGTCAGTCTCGCCCATGAGATTGCGGCGCGTCATGCTGACAAGATGACACCCGAAGAAGTGGTGGAATACGCCAAAGAATTGAATGAACTTTTGTTCCATCGCCTAATTAAACCCGGCGCATGGAGGCTTTAAATGTCCGTAAAAATAAAGCTGGAAGGCATTGGAAGCGTATTCCAAGCGTTTGAACAATTAGCCAACGAGATTGGCGACAAAAAAGCCACCAGCAAAGTGCTTGTGCCATCGGTGCGCGAAGCCATGAAACCAGTATTGTCAAGGGCGCAAGCCAACGCACCAATAGACACTGGCGGCTTAAAATTGTCTTTACAAATTGAAGCGCGGCGACCAAGCAAACGTGACCGCCGAAGCAAATACATCACGCAAACAGATACAGTGATTGCAACAGTCACCACCGCATCAGGAAAAAAACTTGCCCAAATGAGTGAAGGCGCTGGCTTGATAAAATCGCGCAGACGATTATTGAAGATGGGCGCAACCGCAGAACAAGCGGCGGCATTTGAAGGCTTTAAAAGCGATGCTCGCGCCATGTCACAAGAATTTGGCTCGGCACATAATGGCCCACAACCATATTTGCGACCAGCCTTGGAAAGCATGGCGCAAGAAACAGTTAACACATTGGGCAGAGTTTTAGGCAGACGGATACAACAATTCAAGAGGACATGACATGACACGCTTAACAAATGCGCTTGGCAAGCGATACGAAGAAAACAAAAACAAAATCTTTACACGCAAATTTGAGCTTGGTGGACACACGTTTAAAGTTCGTGTGCCATACGTTCACGAATCCGATGAAATTTACAGGCGCATTGCCGAACCAGATGCGGAACAAGTAGAGGCGGCGTTCCAAGAAATGACTGCGCCTTTGCAAGCGGTAAAAGACACCGCAACAGAATTCACTTTTGTTGATGACGATGTGTTGGTTGAGGGTCGGTCATTGCGTATGGCGGCAAAGCAGAAAATTCAAGTGGAAATTCAAATCACTGAATTCTTTAAGTTGCTGGTTCCAGAAGTTGAAAACGAAACGCTGGAAGATTTGACCTACGAAGAAATAAAAGCTGAATTCCCAATGTCGGTGCAGATGCAAATGTTGGAAAAGATTTCCGAAGCCATCAGCCCAACATATAAGGAAGCGCGGGGAAACTGATTGGCTCATTGAAAAAGCAAGTGGTTTCCGCGATGATTTTCAATGGGCATACACAAGAAACAATAGCGGGGTTGGATGACATGACAATGGCACAAATACAGACAATGTACGCTGATGGCATGGTGGGCAACCGAGCCACTATTAACCTGCTTGGCGCATTAACAAATGGCGTGTTTAACTATATGCGGGCGGCTAATTCACCAGCGTATAAGCTAGCCAACATTATTGGTAGTGCGTATGATTACCTCTACCCGCCGTTAAGTGCAGAGGAATTGAAACAACAAGCCAATGAGCAATTATTGGCGTTCATGACGCAAGCACCGGGCTTTTCCGCAGACAGATTTGGGGTGAACAATGGCTAATATGCTTGGTCGCTTGGGTGTTGTTTTAGGCTTAGACAGTGCCGAATTTGTCATGGGCATTGACCGCGCTGGCAAGAAGCTAGAACAATTTGCCGCCAAAGCTGATGAGTATGGCAAGTACGCCGCCACTGCTTTCACGGTCTTGTCTATTGCGGCCATCAAATATGCTGATGATATTGCCGATGTTGCTGATGCCAACAATGTAGCCATTGACACAGTTGTGAAACTGCGTTCAGCATTGCAAGACACTGGAGGCGATGCCGACAAAGCTGGCATTATGCTGTCCGCGTTTACAAAATTTATTGATTCAGCGGCAAACGGTTCTTTTGAAGCGCAAAAAACATTCCAAGCGTTGGGCGTGTCGTTTAAAGACATTGGCACATTGTCGCAAGAAGAATTGTTGGGCAAAGCCTTAAGAGGGTTGGAAAGCATTGAAGACCCAATTACGCGCAACGCAAAAGCAATGGAGTTGTTTTCCAAAGCCGCAAAGGGCGTGGCGTTTGATGCGTTTGCTCAACAAATGCAAACAACCAGCCAAGCAACATTGGCGCAAGTCGAAGCCGTTAAAGCTGGCGCGGAAACGTGGGGGAACTTTGAAAAAATAGTCCGCAAATTGCAATTGGCTTTGGTCGAAGCACTTGGTCCAAGTTTGCGGGCAATCAATAGTCAAATGTCGGAGGAGATGTTTCCGAAGCTGACATTGTTAAATAAGGTTTTGAATTTCATTGCTAGCAATGCTTTCAGTGCGGGACAGGCTATTGATGCACTTGGCGCGGCTTTGCAAAACATGGCTGGTCGTTCATTGATTATGCAAACTTACGGCGAATCCGCAAAAGGATTTGCTGAGATGAAAAAACTCAATGACGAATATTTTAAATTCCTAGACAACCAGCGCAAAGCGCAAGAACAATTCGACCGTGAATTGTCAAGCGTGAAACAAGGCGGTTCTGGTCGCGGAATGTTGGGCTATGAAGCATTTGGCAAAACGCCTATTTCGCGTGAAACTACTGTTGGCGTTGACAGCAAACAGCAAGCCGCGCTTGCAAAGATGGCAAAAGAAATAAAAGACCGTCAGGAATACCACAACAAACTCATTGATGAAAACATCAAGAAAAATCAAGAGTTGTACGAAAAAGAGTGGAATGCGCTGACAAAGAAAACAGAAAAACTTGAAGACATACAAAAGATACAAGACGCGGCTTACATGGCAATAAGTCGACAACAAAGTTTGAGGTCAGCACAATTAGATTACGACAGAGAAATTTTGTTGTTAAACACAAAAAACAAAGATTTGCAAACCTATGAATTAAAATACGCGCAAGAAATTTTGTCTATTCGCACAATGTTTTTGCAAAACGAAAAAAACATAAACGAAAATGACCAATTAAATGATGTGTATAAAAAACAAAGAATAGAAGAAGAAATTGTCTTGCGCGACAGGTCAATTGCTCAAGCAAGGGAAGCGTTAGACATTGCACGACAAGAATCCGAAGGCTCATTCCAAAAAGGTTTTGGCAAAGGTTTCGATGAGTTTGTGCGGAATATGCCTAACCAACTTGAGCTTGGCAAACAAACATTTAACACGCTGATGAGTAGCATGGAATCTGCTTTGCAGAATTTTGTGCGTACTGGCAAATTCAGTTTTAAAGATTTTGCAAGAAGCCTGATTCAAGACATGATTATGATTCAGGCGCGAGCGCAAATGATGAGCATGATGAAGGGCATTTGGTCCATGTTTGGCGGCGGTACGCCAAGCGTTGACCTTGGCTATGGCGGTGGCAGTAGCGGCGCAGTCGGTATAAGCGGATTTGCGGATGGTGGAAGCCCACCAGTAGGCAGAGCATCGTTGGTTGGCGAGCGTGGCCCTGAGTTGTTTGTGCCGCGCACGGCTGGAACAATCATTCCAAACAATCAACTTGCAAGCGCGATTGGCGGTGGACAAACAGTTAACTACAATGGCCCATACATTGCCAACATGAGTGCAATCGACACGCAGTCAGGCGCACAATTTTTGGCTAAAAACAAGCAAGCTGTTTGGGCAACTTACCAATCAGCCAATCGCAGTATTCCTGTGACGAGGTAACAAATGAGCTTGCAATCTATCCTTGCCATTGCGGAAAGCGTGTCAATCAATGACCATAAATTTGCTGGTCAAATGTTGTCGCGCAATATGCGAATTAGCACATCGGAAATTCTGACTGTACAGCCATTCCAGTTTGGCATAAAGCCGATGAATTATTTGCTGTATTCTCAGAATCGTTCTGTGCTTTCATCGCTACGCACGGCGGACCGAATCACCGAGCAATACCTTAGCTTTGGCACAACTGGATGGGTTAACTACATCGCGTACCAAGGCGACATGACTGCCCTGCAAGCTGGTGCAACAACCATTGAAGTCGGCACGGCAAACAAGACAATTGTGCTTGGCACGTTGCCATCTATTAGTTCCAGCTTGTTCATTGTTAAGATAGGCGACTTCATACAGATTGACCGATACGCTTACATCGCCACGGCAAACGTCCAGCGCGGCGGCATGACAACGGTAAACATTCCAGTACACCGAACCATCATGACCACTGTGGCGGCTCAAGCGCCAGCCGTAGTGGGTCAATACGGCACGACAGTCAGCTTGGGTGGGTCTACCTACACAGGCATCACTTTTCCTGTGGTGTTGCGAGAATATCCTAGTTACAACCTTGTGCCAATGACCAATGATTCTTTCATTGCATGGGATGGTGCTTTTAACGCTTACGAGGTTGTGCTGTGAACGTCATTGCACCAGTTGTAGGAACAAACGTCATCCGCTATGCGGACTTTGTGCGCTTAACAACGGCATCGGCAACTTATCGGTTTGCCACTACGCCCACTGCGGTGACGGTTTCTGCGGTGGACGCAAGCCCATTCACAGGTTTGAGCCAATTGGTCAAAATTGGGCAAGCACAGCGTGACATTAAAAGCACCGCTAACGAGACCACAATCACGCTGGTGGGCATAGATACGGCTAACCTTTCCTTGGTATTGGGCGCAGGGATTAAGGGCTCACAAGTTGAAATATGGCACGGCTTCTTTGATGCCAATAACCAATTGATTACCACTGGCGGCACAGGCGGCTTGTATCAATACTTCACAGGATTTGTTAACAGTTACAGCATTAGCGAACAATTCATGGAGGAGATTCGCGGCTATGTTGGCACAATCACAATCAGCGCATCCAGCATCCAGCTTGTTTTGCAAAACAGAACGGCTGGTCGCTACACCAACGACAATTCATGGAAGCAATATGCGCCGACAGACACCAGCATGAATCGTGTTAACTTCATTCAAACAATTAATTACCAATTTGGGAAAAACGCATCAGCCAATTCATAGGATAAAACATGATAAGACAAGCCAACAAATACGACATGGACGCAATCGTGCGGATGCTCAAAGCGTATCGCGACAAAGCACCAACCCAATTTCTGCGAGACAGTGCCAACCAAGAACACATCGAGAAAATGCTTAACAACATCCTTGCTGGCGCGGGGTTTGTTTTGGTTGCTGTTAAGGAAGATGAACCAATTGGCATGGTGATTGCCGCACAGCATCCAAACATTTGGAATCCCGAGGTAATGCAAGTCAGCGAAATTGCTTTCTGGGTAGACGAAGAACACCGAGGCGGCAAGATTGCCCATCGGTTGCTTCATGCGTACATCCAACAATGCGAGGAATGGAAGCAAGAAAACCGCATCCAATTTTTCTCGCTGAGTAAAATGCACAACAGTCCCGACCTGTCGTATGACAAGTTCGGCTTTGAAAAGTTGGAAGAAACTTGGATTAAATAAAATGCCCGGTTCAATAATTGTTGCCGCTTTTTTGCCTTCGTTGACAGGCTTTGCCGCGAGTGCGGCGGCGTTTGCCATCAATATGCTTGCGTCTTCAATTATTGCTAAGTCATTTTCGCCATCATCCAACCAAAACTCCACAAATGGCGATGCGCTAAACCCCGGCAGTCCAATCCAGATTCCTCCCGCTGGCGATAACAAAATTCCAGTGGTTTATGGTTCGGCATACGTTGGCGGCACAATTACAGATTTGTCTATCACCAGCGACTACCAGAATATGTATTATTGCCTTGCGTTAAGCGAGGTCACCAATACAGAAAACGGCGGCACACCAGACACAATTACTTTTGGCAACGTCTATTGGGGCGGCAAGCGCGTTGTGTTCCAAGGCAACGGCTACACAGTTGCATCTTTGCTGGATGAATCTACTGGTCTGTCGGACACATCGGTGAACGGCAAATTAGAGTTTTATTTTTATCGCAATGGCTCTACCAACCCAACCAATTCACCATTTTTTGCTTATGGCCCACAAGTCATGGGCAACACTAGTTTGGTCTACAAATGGGACAACACCAAGCTAATGACCAATTGCGCGTTTGTAATTATCAAAATCCGATATTCACAAAGCGCAAACTTAACAGGCATTCAGCAAACAAGATTTCAAGTCACCAATTCGCGATTTGCACCGGGCGATTGCTTTAGCGATTATTTGTTTTCTACGCGATATGGCGCGGCTGTGCCTACGGCAAACATTGACAGCACAAGCCTGACCGCGCTGAATGTTTATTCCGCGCAATTGTTTTCATACATAACATACACATCTGCTGGCGCAACGCAGGCGCGTTTTAGGTTTGATGGCGTATTAGAAACACAGCAACCCATCATGACCAATCTGCAATTTATGGCTACGTGCTGTGATTGCCTTTTGAAATACAACGAGATAACAAACAAATGGGGCGTTGTTGTTCAAACGCCTACTTATACAGTTGCAATGGCATTGAACGACAGCAACATTGTTGGCCCAATCAACGTGTCGCCTTTGGACATTGCTTCATCATTCAACATTGCAGAAGTTAAGTTTCCTGATGGCACAGCACAGGACAGTTTCAATACGTCCACTTTTAATTTGGCTGTGCTGAATCCTTCTTTGTTGTATCCAAATGAACCAGTCAACAAGCAGACAATCAGCTTGCCATTGGTTAACAACAACGTGCGGGCGCAATTGCTTGCCAACCGATTCCTTGAGGCTTGCCGCGATGATTTGCAAGTCCAATTAACTATTGGATATGTTGGCTTGCAACTGGAAGCTGGCGATATTGTCAGCATCACAAATGACAATTATGGTTGGACGGCAAAGCTGTTCCGCGTGTCTCGCGTTGTTGAGAATTTTGGCGATGATGGAAGCATCACAGCATCATTGACTTTGACCGAATACAACTCAACAGTCTATGACGATAAGAACATTACGCAATTTACGCCATCGCCCAACACTGGATTGGCAAGCCCATCTACGTTTGGTACGATTCCAACGCCATCGGTTGCGGCAAATTATCCCAACGATGCAAATCCTTATTTTGTTGTAAACATTAACACATCTTCCGATGGCATTGTTGATTACGTGGAATGCTGGTATTCAGCGTATGCAAGCCCGACAACAGCGCAAAGAATCTTTGCTGGTACTTCAGCCATTGCGTCCGATGGCAACCCATACGACCCAAACACACCGCTGACAATTACGCTGACAGACATTGCCGCTGGCAATTGGTATTTCTTCACGCGCATGGTTAACGGCTTGGGTTCGAGCGTGTTTAGTTCGCCTTCACCAGTATTCCAATGGCGACCAACCACATTTACTTATGCCAATCAATACGTAATTGTAGCTTATGGTGATGACCTTGTAGGCACAGGCATTTCCTCATCGCCAACAGGCAAGAATTATTACGGTTTATACAATTCAACATCCACTACTTACAGCGCGGTTGCATCTAACTACACATGGTATTTGGCGCAACCTACATTTGGCACGGCTAACAAACTTTGCTACATAAACCGCACAGGGCGCAAGTTTAGTTTTGGAACAGCACCAGCGGTATACGCGGCGGCTACGGCGGCATATGTTCCCGCGTCCACGTTTGACAATTCAATTTGGTCGGCATTGGCTGATGGAATCAACTACATAGATTTGGATGTGCGGACTGGTCAGTTAACGCGCACAGGCACAACATCGGTTGGTAGTGGTCAGATTGCTATTGCCAACAATCCCGATGGCACTTTGGTCGGCGCTTTAGCACCGTTCCTTGATTTTGGTGGTTCGTCAACTTTCACTAGTTCTGTTTCCACATTGACGATTGATATTTATGGTCGCGTGGTAGGTATTATCCCGCCTGATGGTTTTTATTATTCATCGCAAGATTTTTCTGCCACGGCTGGTCAAACTGTATTCACGCCGACAGCGCGACAAGCAGGTTACATCACAGGTCAGGACTTGGTTTATCGCAACGGCATATTGTTGGATACATCTGAATACACCGAGACAAGCACCACAGTCACAATGAACACGGCTTGCGCGTTGGGTGAATACGTTGCCATTGTTTCATTCCGTTCTGTTGCCGCACAAAACAGCTACCAAAATTTAGGCTTGCTATATTCCAGTGGGACAGGCACAACCACGTTGACTTATACAAATTTGCCTCATGCGCTTATTTTTGCTGGCGATAAATTAACTTTTGCTAACACTGGTTCGCCAACGCAATACACAGTTTCCAGCATTAACTACACGACCAAACAAATTGTGTTTACTGGTACGTTCACAGCTACGGCTGGTGCTTCAATCTATCGGTTTAGAGCGGCATCATCCACCTATCCATCGTTCAGCAGATTTACTGTCGATTTGTCTGCGGCTTCTTCATACACGCCAACAACTTACCAACTTGTTTCTGGTTCGGAAATATTTTATCTAAATGGCACGATTGTGAATGACCAAGATTATGATTTGGTTGGCAATACGGTCAACAACTTTCCAAGCACGGCAACAGGTAGGTTTACTGTTATTCAATTTGCGCCAAACAATCAAGGCGTACCAAATGGTCTGCCCACGGCGGTGTCAACATTCACAGTGGCAAGTCAATCGGTTTATAACTATTCTTATGACCCGCTTTATTTTGAATTATCAGGAAATGGTTGTTACTATGACCATGCGGTAGATTACTTGACGGCAACAGGCTCTTATACGCTTGTGCCAACACCAAACAACAACACAACGGTTCTGGTTCAACAAACTTACAACGGCTCGGGGGCGGCATGACGCAAGCATTCAATCTTTCACAACTCGCAAACAATGTAAACACCAGCGGTTTGCTTAACGCGGCGGCTGGTTTATACAACCAAGTCCCTATTGCAAACGGCGGCACAGGCCGTTCATCGGTCACATCAGGCAATCTTTTGCTTGGTGCTGGCACTTCTGCCATGACTGAATTGACAGGCGGCACAGTCGGAAACGTGGTCACTTGGAATGGTAGTGCATGGGGTTCTGCGGCTGGCGCTGGAGGCGCTTTACAAACTTTTACTGTTGCAACAACGCCCGGCACATGGACAAAACCCGGCACAATTAAAGGCATTAAAGTCACTGTTGTAGGTGGTGGTGGCAATAGTGGTTCAGTAGCAAGAGCCGCTAACCCTGTTAGCATAACAAGTCAACAAGCAACTGGTGGGGGAGGCGGTGGTGGTGCGGCAATAAGATTGTACCCTGCACCGTCATTACCCGGCCCACAACCATACACCGTAGGTGGCGCTGGTGGTACTTCGTCATTTGGCGGCACTGCGCCAGTTATTTCAGCAACAGGCGGTGGTTCTAGTGCTAATACATCAACCCCCGGCGGTATATTTGCTATTTCAGGTGGAGCTTCTGGCGGCGTAGGTAGTGGCGGCAATACAAACATTGGCGGCTCTGGCGGTTCTTCTGGAACAATTTCTAATGCCCCCACTCCTTCAGGGAATCTGTTGTCAGGCGGCGCTGGTGGTTCTTCTATATTTGGCGGTGGAGGCGCAGGGTTATATTTTCCAACAAGTGGTGAAAATGGTAGAGCATATGGCGGCGGTGCTGGTGGTGCGGCAAGGGTTATGACCGGACTACCAGCACAAAGTTTTCCCGGCAGTTCTGGAGCGGCTGGTGTAGTTATTATTGAGGAGTTTTATTGATGAAAGCACTTATTTCATCCATTGAATCGCGCAAGACTGGTTACAGAGTGGCGCAAGTTGTTTATGATGACCAAACTTTTCCATTGGCAGAAACAATGTGGTGGGTAGATTTTCCGCCTGAATTGGATGCTGAACAAGTGCCATTAGATGCGTATTGGTTTGACCCATCTGATGAAACAATCAAACCAATGCAAGACGACATTACAGAGGCTTAAAGATGTGCGACCAACTCAGTTCATTTGTTGTTAACAAATACGTTCATCTTAAAGATTTCCTTGCAAAAGAATCTTGCGATGATTTAACAAATGAATTGAAACGATTGGTTGCTGAAAAGCAAACGCATCAAGACAGCCAATGTCCAAAGTCAGAAGCCATCCACGGCGCAATGGCGTTTGACAAATTGCTTGTGGATTTGTTGCCGCACTTTGAAAAAGCATCAGGCAAGCGGTTGTATCCGACATATTCTTATGCGCGGCTTTACGCACCCGGCGATGAATTAAAGAACCATACAGACCGCGAATCATGCGAGATTAGCGCGACCATTACCCTTGGGTTTGAAGGCGATGTGTGGCCTATCTACATGGGCGACAGCATGGAGAAAACCAACGCAAGCAGGGTGGATATGGCTGTGGGAGATGCCGTCTTGTATCGCGGCATGGACAAATATCATTGGCGCGAGGTTTACACCGAAGGCAAATGGCAAGCACAAGTGTTTTTGCATTACGTTGACGCAGATGGCCCACACGCAGAATGGAAGTTTGACAAACGCCCATCGCTTAACTTGCCAACAGAAGATATGCGCTACCGCGTGTTCACTGACATACTGACACCCGAAGCCTGTGATGCGTTAATCAGGCTTTACACCAAAGACGAAATTCCAAAAGAAGAACCAGTCATCGGCACTGGTGACGGCGCGATTGACTTAACTGTGCGAAATGTTAAGCGCGTGATGTTGCCCACGTACAAGGACATTGGCGGCAGGCTGGCGGCGGCTGGTTTGTCTGCAAATCACCACGCATGGAAGTTTGACGTTACCCATGCCAATCAAGCTGAATTCCTTGCTTACCCTGCTGGCGGTCGCTACACGGCGCACGTAGACACCTTTATTGCTCATGGCGAGGAATGCCGCAAATTGACGGTATTAGCTCTCCTGAACGATAATTTCAAGGGTGGGCGGTTCTATCTTCAAGACGGACATGAACGCTTTTACCCGCCACAAACCAAAGGCACTGTGCTGGTGTTTCCATCGTTCATCATGCACGGCGTGGAAGATGTGGAAAAAGGCAATCGGTACAGCGTAGTTTGTTGGATGGTCGGCAAATTTTTTAGGTGATGCATGGCAACAATTGATTCCACTGACGCACGTTTATCCACGCATGAAGAAGTTTGCGCGTACAGATACGAAACAATCAATGCTCGCCTTAAGCGTATTGAAAACATCATGATTGGGGCGGCTGGCTTGATGATTGTGAGCATGACAGGCGTGATTTGGACTGTCCTGTACCACGCTAAGTGAGAACAAAATTGACCCGGTAAGTTTGCTGTTTGCCGCCAACGCAATATGCGCGGCAATCAAGGAAGGCTGTGAGCTTTACAAGCAAGTCAAAACTGCTGTGGTTGAGGTGGTGGACACGGCAAACGAGGTCAAAGAAATTGCCGATGAAGTGGGCGGCTTTGTCGGCACAATAGTTAAGTGGTTTAAGCCCGCACCCGCCAAGCCTACTGTTAAGCCCAAGAAGGCAAAGCCCAAATTTAGGGAAGTCACCGAGCATGACATCATTGATGACATTGCCAAAAACTTAATCCAGTTTTTTAAAATCCAAGAACAACTGATTGCCATCTTGCGTGAGGATGAGTTACGCACCCAAACGGTTTACGACCCGAGCCAAAACCTTATGGAAGCCGCGCTTAACAGGGTGCTTATGCTGGAACGGCTCGCGCAAATTGAAGAAACAATCAGGTATGCAATGACCTACCAAGCCCCGCGTGAACTTGGTGCGCTGTACAGCAAGGTATTCGACATGAAGGCGACAATACAGGAAGAACAGGATAAAGCGAGGGCGAAGATTGAAGCGGAGGCGAGAGTTAAGTTATGGCAACAAAATCAGGAAAAGGGAAAATGGCGGCTTCGGCTCGTAGTTTTTCTGGCAACTCTGTTCCTAATTGGATACCTCCACCTATGGCTACAAATAATCCTCCGCCAAGCCAAGACGATACCGCTTACTTAATCGTCATTGTTTTGTTGTGCGTGGTGCTGGTAGGGTTTGCGCCCATCTTGATTGATATGTATTTTGAAACGAAAATGCAAAAAGAACAGAACAAAATAGAGATGGAAAACCTAAAACGCTTACGGCGTGAAGTTGAAAGGATGATTCGTGAAAAAACTTGAAGAAAACTCTACCTACAACCAGTTCGATACCAACCACGATGGCATTGTGACCGATGACGAATTGGTGCGGTCTGAACGCATGATGATGATTGACAACATGGACAAGCTAGCTGACCAACAACGGCTGATGGCTTGGGTTGCATTGGGCATTCCATTTGCCACCATCGTGTTGTTGTCGTTGCCGTTTGTACCTGATTCCAGAGTGCAATTAATTATGGGGTTAGCTACCACCTTTGCCGCTACGATGGGAACGATTGTGGTGGCTTTTATGGCGGCTACGGCATACATCCGAGGCAAGGTAAATGATGCTTAACAAAAGGGGTTGAAATGGAACAAACATTAAGAGGCAAGCTAACCTACAAGGTGACTTTAATGGTTGCCGCTACGTTGTGCATTGTGGTGTGCAGTATGGTTTTTACGTTAATGTTTGGTCTATTTGATAACAAGGTGGACAACACCGAAATTTTCAAACTTATCAGCCCTGCTTTCCAAACTGTGGTTGGCGGTTTCATTGGATTATTGGCTGGCATTAAGTTGTCCCATGACGATGAAGAAGTGACCGACAAATGAAAGATTTATTGTCTGGTTTATTGGCGCTTGCGCTTTGTTTTGGCGGCGGCTATTGGTACGGCACACACACCGAGGCCAAAGCCCAAGCCGTTGAAGTTGCACGACTTAACACCGAGGCGCGACAAAAAGAACAAGCATTGACCACAGCAGTTAACACGACAGCCACCGCATTGAGGACTGAAAATGAAAAGACAAGCAAAGCGATACGTGACCGCAACCGCGCTATTGATGATGGCACTTACAGGATGCGCCTCAAAACGACCTGCCCCATACCAGCCGCCACAGATACCGCAATTGCCAGCGGAGATAACTCAGGAGAAACACGAACCGAGCTTGACGCAGAAACTGGAAAAACTCTTTTCGCAATAGCCGAGGAAGGCGACCGCGCTATTCGCAAATTAAACGCTTGCATTGACCTGTACAACAACGCGATGGAATCGCAGAAAGGGAAACCATGAGAACGAACTTTGAGGACGCTTTAGAGGCTTTATTGAAGCATGAAGGTGGTTACGTCAACCATCCAGCCGACCCGGGCGGGATGACCAATTTAGGCGTTACCAAGCGTGTTTGGGAAGAATGGAAAGGGCAAGCAGTCGATGAAGCTGAGATGCGAGCATTGACACCCGAAAAGGTTGCCCCGCTTTACAAAGCTAAGTATTGGGACATGGTGCATGGCGACAAGCTACCAAGCGGCGTTGATATGTGCGTCTTTGATTGTGCGGTTAACAGCGGCGTTAAGCGGGCTTCCAAGCTGTTACAACGCGCCATAGGCGTGGACGATGACGGCGTGATTGGTCGCAATACCCTTGCGGCTTTGGAAAACTTAGCGGCAGAGGATGTTATTGACCGCTTTTGTGCCGAGCGATTGTCTTTCCTAGAAGCGTTGCCGACATTTGCAACCTTTGGAAAAGGCTGGTCTCGCCGCGTTGCTGGCGTGAAGACTGAATCGCTGAATCTTGCATGATGGCAATGGCATTGGCTACCAAACAAAGTACGCCAATGCTTATTGCGCCACCAAGGAACAGCACAAAAATCAGAACTAAGAAATCAATTGTTTGCATGGTCATGGTTGGTTGGTTTTTGTAGCCAAACAATTCCGCACTTTGTACAGCGATAGGCGATGCTTTGACGCACGACAGTTCTTTTGTCGCCGTGTAGCCCGACTACCTTGCCGTTGAACGTGCGGATTTGTTCAATCATTTTTTCCTGATAAAGCCTTTGCATACGTGAACACTTGCGCTTTGTAGTTAATGTCCTTTTTGGCTTGAGCTTTTTTTGCCCACTCTTGTCCTTGCAATCTGCGCCGCAATTCATCATCGCGCACCCAAATGCTCGGCGTTCCATCGTTCCATTCAAATGCTGATTTAACTTGGTTCATTTTTTGTCCTGTGGTGGTGTGCAGGTGTGGATGTCGTTTGTGCGTTTGCCGCATCGTGGGCAGAAGTTTTGTTCTGTGCGCTGTGGTTGTGCCAAGGCCGCAATCACATCGTCAACCAGTAAGCGCAAGGGGTCAATAGGGTCAAGCCCAAAGCAGGTTGTCTCAAGGCGTTTTATCAATTCTTGTTGTTTCACTTCAAACCCCTGATGTAAATTGCAAAGCTGTGCAATGTGTCTTTGCCAAACCCTTCCATTTTTAGGATGGCTTGCGCGACTTCTTCAATCACTTGGTCACGATAAGGATTTAATTGCATTGATGATTGCATTGCACGTTTGCGCCACAGGCTTTGCAATTCCAATTCATTTGACGTTCCAATTTCTTTTGTCATAACAAATCCTTTTTAACGTAAAAAGCCATCTCGTCTTGGCTTGATTGCATCGCGGAATGAAAACAGCTTGGCGTGTTGTGGGTTAACCAAAGCAAACAAACGCCCGATGTAAGGGATGATGTTGTTGTTGATTTTCCAGCCGCTGTCGGAATTCTCTGCCAAGTTGGAATGATGGCGCAACACTTCAATGATGACCCGCGCCGAGTAATGTTTAAAGCCAGCGTTAATCACGCGATACGCTTCTTGTTCAAACGCCATCCAGATGTGGTGGTTTTCTGGAATCCAGCACAGGAATTCATCGCTGAACAATTCTTTATTTTCAAACACAATATCTTCAATCATTTTTAATCCTTTTTGATTTGGCGACTTACAGGCAAGCCACGCGCCGTTTTCAATAACAGTTTGTCGTGCAGTTGCTTCCATAGCAACAAGTCGTACAAGTCACATATTTGCCGTTAATGTAGTAGCTATGCGTTGAGCAAGCCGCCCACGCACTTGCGCTGGCAAACACAATGTAAAGAGCAATCAGTTTTTTCATGTTAAGTCCTTTCAAAATGGAATATCGTCATCGGGCATATCGCGGTTGCGATTCGGTCTAGGTTCAGCCTTTGGCTTTTCTTTGTCGTATGGTTCATTGATATACGCATAGCCATTCCATTCAAGCGGAACCAAATCCAGCTTTAGCATTGGGCCATGCTTGCTGTCAATGATTGCACCAATTTTTTGGTATTTCTTTTTTGTCTCGCCTTGTGCGTTGACGTATTCGCCAAGCACGGCGGTAACTTCTTTGTGTGCCATTATTTATTTTCCTTTGCTAATTCAGCTTGCTTCTTAATTGCACTGCGAACTTTGCTCTCCAGCTTAGACCACAGTGCCACTTTTTCATCGCCATCAGTGATGCCGATGTAATTCTCATACGCGCCGTAGACATCATCAGCGGCAAAGCGTTCACCAATCGCGTCAATTACGTCTTGCAATACAACTTGACGATTGGGCGGTATTGATTCCCAAGACCCTTGCGTGGGCGATATACGCGACACAGGCTTGCTTGCCGCATTGCCATCATCATCTTCTGGCGCGATGCCGCACGATGACATAAGGCTGTATCGCCGTGCATACGTCAGTGCGCTTGCATACCCTTGCGGGTCTTTCTTGACCGCAGGGAAATGCACAATGCCGCACTCTAATGTTTCGCCTGATTCATGGACAAAGACGGTTTCCACCATCACGCCATCCGCGCAGTCATAGTTTTTTTGCAACAAATAAATTCCGTTGTTGTTAAGTGCTTCTATGACCGCTTCAATGCAAGCATCAAGCGCGGCATATTTACTGCGGAAATGTGGATTGGTGCTTGTCTTTAATGCTGGCTGGAATTGCCGTTGAGCTTTGACCAAGGCGGTTGCAATTTGTTTCATTTTAAATATCCTTTTCCATTAGTTGTTGTTGCAAAGTTAAGATTTCTTCTTCATCATTTTTTTGAAATTGTTTTAGCGATTCAATTTCAGCATCCATGCGTTTAATATAACCTTCAAGATAGCCGCATTTAAATGCAAGCCGCGCACGTGGGTCGTAGGGGTATTGCTCGCGTGAAACCTGTTCGGCTTCTTCTATCATGTCATTTGCTCTCATTTGATTTCCATTAAAAAAGTTACGACAAACAACAAAACTGCTACATAAACCAACAGCGGCAAATTGGAATGGGGTTTGATGCCCAACAAAATGCCTTGCCAGAATTCATCTTCGGCAGTCATCCGCGCATGAGGCGGCGGCACATACTGCGAACCAATTTTTAGACCAGTCCGCGTTGTGTAAGGTAAGTTAAGGAAAGTCACGGTTGTACTCCCAGCGAGTAAAGTCGGCTTCGGCGTTTTCGCTTCGCACGAATTCTTGCCAATCACTACGAGCTTGGGCTTCGATTTCCGCTTGTTCTTTTCCGCTGAGTTCATCCCAAATGTCCTTTCCTGATTCGTCAAAAACGTGAAACTCAAAATTGATACCAGATTCATCTTCATCGACTGGCTCATATTCCACCAGCACGGTGTCGCCATTTTCTAAGTCAAAGTCAAAGCAGTTCATTTTGCCAACTCCTTGATAATTTCCACAATAAAAGGCAAACCAAACAAGCATCCAACAACAATTGCACCCAAGAATTCACTTGCGGCTTTGCATCGTTTGGCAATTTTGGCTTCGTAAGTTAGGCGGTTCATTTTTAATTCCTTTAAAAGTTGCCCCCGAGGGGGCGGTTTAATTAAGCCAACAACATTTCTTCCGCTTGAGATTTCATGCGGTTGCCATTGCCAAACCATGCGTTGTTCATGCGGGTGTCTACGTTGTGACCGCGCTCATGGTCAACGTATTGGGTAACCGCGTTCAGCAAGCCCCATTTTGTGCCGTATACGCCTGTATTGGTTGCGCCCATACCCGCACCATCAAACAGTTCCAAAACGCGCTTAAACCCGCGTGATTCTTTGAACGTGTTGGTTTGTGGGTTGTACGATGCAGGGAACAATTCATTAGTGAAGTCACGCGCATATTCGCTGGATACGCCTTGACGCGCCAATTTGCGATATTTGTCCATCATGCCGTCAAAGCCGCTAACAACCAGACCCAAGCGGTCACGCATTAACGATTGATCGAATTCTGCGCCATGCGTCAATACAACGCGGCTTGGTGCGTTTTCTTGGTCGGCGGCTGATAGCGTGTTGTTGCATACAACGCGAATGCTGGTGAATTGCCCGATGGTTGCGGCAGTGCCATCAAACGATGTGCTTAACAGCAAGTAACCGCGCACAGCATCGTCTTGCAACACAACGGCTTCACGATTGACGTTAGCCAATGCCCAAATGCGTTTGCCGCCTTTGATTGCGCCCGCGACTTCCAATGTAAAACCCGCAGATTGGACAAGCGTGTTAAAAAATTCCAACACTTCGGCTGGCTGGTGAACCTTGTAGCGGTCAGTGACCACGCCCAAAGGCGCGTTTGTGTCGTTGCGATAAATCACGTTTTGATTCGGCATTTGGTCATAGTTTTGACCGTCCCACGTGAACATGATGGGTGACAACTTTGCTTCCCAATCCAGCCCTGCTTCTTTGCGCCATACGTCAATGGGTGCGTCTTGCGTCAATTGTTGACCCAGACCATGCCAAGGTGTTGCGTTTGCGTAAGCGATTTCTGCTTTGCCTGTGATTGCATTGTTTTCGATTAAGTGAGCCATTTTCAATTCCTTTACATTGTTAAGTTTACACAAGACCCTATCGCTAGGGTTTCGGCGCATCACGCCTCATCAGTTGTGTTATGAAACAACGCTTGCATAAATGCGGTTTTCATTTTTTACAGCTTGAGTAAACATAGCATCCAAGATTGGCAAAGTTTTTTCAAGATTGGAAATGTTTGACAACAAAACTTGTGATGAACCGCGACCTTTCAGTTTGTTGTATTTGTTTTCCAATTCAGCTTTGACACAATCGCGAATGTCAAGAATTTGGATGGGGTTAAGTGTTTGCATTTTTAATCCTTTTTAATTTGTTGAACAAGACCCGCTTGCGCGGGTTTCGGCTATTAAAGCCTCATCAGTTGTTCTGTGGAATCAGTGCGCCAGCATCGCTGTAGTCGCCGTTAATTTTTACTGTGTGTGGCTTGCCCTCAAACATCACAGTGTCGCCATTGGCAACTGGTGTCATGCTGTTAAGGCGGTTGCGGTTTGCAATTTGTTCTTCAGAATAAGTGTTCTGCAACATTGCGCTTTTTTGCATCAAATAAACTTTGTCTGTATCTTTGAAAATATAGCCAGTGCGGGTAGATGGACGGCCCTTGTAATCTTTCAAGACAAAAGTGAATTGGGCTTCGTAGTGAAATGTGTCTTGTGATTCGATGAGAGTTTGCATTTTCAATTCCTTTTAATTTGGTTGGTTGGTATCGGTTTGTTAAGTCGATGTATGAATTATGTCCGAAAACTTAACAAAAAGCCGCCACACCCAAAAAAAGTTAAGTTTTCCGTCCAAAAAACAACAAATTTGCAAAAAAACATTATTTGTGAACTTGTGTTTTAGTATTGTTCTTGTTTTTGTTCCAATTCAATAAAATGCGCGATGGCATCAGCAACGCGGTCATCATCGTTCATGTATACGATAAAATCGCCCATGCGGATTTTGTATTCATCGTCCACGTATTCAAAGCCGCCGTAATATTCCAAACCACGTGTGTAGTTATATGGAACAACAATGCAATCTTCATTGACGTACACATAGCCACAACGTTCATCCAAGCCCAATTCGCTGGCGCAAACGCGCATCATGTCATTGTTAACAAAGCGTTCCATTTTTTCTTGTACGCCATTCATGATTGACAAAATATTTTCCATTTTTGATTCCTTTAAAATTTTTTACACAAGACCCATTCACATGGGTTTCGCCGTATTACGGCTCGTCAGTTGTGTTAAGCGGCAAAATCTTCGCCAGCAAAAATGCGGTCTAAATCGCGGTTGTATTGGGCAATTTGTGTGGGCGTGGCGGGTGTCATTGCGCGAATGTCAATCCAATTGCTGGACGTTGTGCCGCGTGGCGTGTCGTATGCAATCGCATACAACGGCATGGACGGATGTTTGTCAATGATTTTGTAAACCTGCGCGTTGTCGTTGTCGTTCAAAACAACGTGCATTCCGATGATGTTTGATTGTGTGATTTTCATTTTCAATTCCTTTAAATTTTGGTTTGTATCAACATCGTTTTGTGTTGATAGACGAATCTTAACGGAATAACTTAACAAAAGCCAAAATTTTTGGAAATATTTTTATGTAATACTTTTTGTTGGAGGTGTTAAGTTAACCTAAAACACGTGTTTTCAAACTTAACAATGGACAATTTGTTAACTTGTTGGTATGATGTTAAGCATGAACATACAAACCGCCATCACACACGCAGGCTCAAAAGCCAAACTTGCATCATTGTTGGGCGTAAGCCGTGCGGCTGTTACGCAATACAAAGACACATTGCCATACAAACGACAAATGCGTTTGTTTGAATTGCATCCTGAGTGGTTTCCAGAACCGCCCCAACCTAAAAAAATTGTCATTGAAGCGGCTATTTTGACACCGCTTTAAAAAAGTGACGCATAATTGAGGCACGGCTAGGGTAGCTCCCGAAAAGACGATTCGTTACCGTCCTGCCGATGTTTCTTTGTAACGTCAACCGATAACGTGAGGTTTATGTGCATTATTACCAATTCCATATTGGCGACTATCGAGCCGCCACCGCCCATTTATCCAATGATGAAGATTTGGCTTATCGCCGACTTTTGGATATGTATTACGACACCGAAGACCCAATCCCAATTGATACCGATTGGGTTGCCAGACGTTTGCGTTTGGATTCCCAAGTGATTGTTTCGGTTTTAAAAGATATGTTTGTGCTGTCCGAATTGGGATGGCATCACGCCCGATGCGATAAAGAAATTTCCGTTTACAAAGGATTTTCTGATGCTGGAAAACGTGGGGCGGCTAAGAGGTGGGGTAAGGCAGGTGATAACCCCCCTATAACCCCCCCAATAGCAACCAATAACCATAAACCATTAACCAATAACCATAAACCAAATAAAATAATACAAACGCCGGACGGCGTGTCATCCGATGTTTGGGATTCATTTGTTGCTCAACGAAAAGCAAGCCGCGCAGTGATTACGGAAAGCGTTGTTAAATCAATTCAACGCGAAGCAAACAAAGCGGGTTGGACGTTGGAACAAGCGTTGGCTGAATGTGCCGCACGTGGTTGGCGTGGCTTTAAAGCTGATTGGGTCATTGAAAAGCAAACAAGCATGACCAAGACAGGGCAAATGAACCAAACAGTTATGGCAGGCTTAACTCGCGGACTTATGGGAGGTGGCAACAATGTCAAATTTATCGAAAATTGAATTTTTGGAAATTGATGATGGCTTGGATTATTTGTTTGCTCGTTTGAGCGCAATTTATGGCGCAGGGTTTGCTCGTCATTGGGATGGGATAGAACCCGATTTGATTCGACAAGAATGGAAACGACAACTTGGCAATTTTTTAACTTATGTCCCAACGATTGATTACGCCATTGATAGGTTAAGCGGCGATTTCCCGCCAAGCGCAATTAAGTTTCGGGAATTTTGCAATGCTGGCCCTGCTGTGCCGCGCAAAGAATTACGCATTGAAAACAAACCCGCACCTGTTGACCCGCAAGTTGTTGCCGAAGCCAAACGCAAGTTGGCTCAAATGCGCGGCGGTCAAGGCGAACAATGGTGGCACAAATGAACCGCAAGATAGCAAATCTTTTATTGGACAAATGCAAAGATGGACAACCAACTTCACCACAATCAATCGAGCAAGCCCTTCGATGGACAGGCGACCTACCGCAAAAGTTTAGCCCACCTAATTTGGATGGCTGGGCTGAAAGGCGCAAAACAATACGCATGGCAAAGGGCAAAGCAGTTGGACTCTGACCCAAGCGGAATGTATCGCGGCATAGCTGATGAGTTAACAAAGGCCATGAATGAAATACGCAAAGATTGACGCGAATCAAACGCGTGTTGTTAACGCGTTGCGTGGTGCTGGCGCAAGCGTCCAATCATTGGCGGCAACAGGCAAAGGTTGTCCTGACCTTTTGGTGGGTTACGGCGGCATCAATTATTTGATGGAAGTTAAGGACGGCAACAAAGTGCCAAGCGCACAAAAACTTACCATTGACCAAGAACATTGGCACAGCGTTTGGAAAGGCGCGGTGCATATTGTTAAATCAGAAAACGAAGCATTGAAAATTTTGAAAGGTAATACATGAATGCACCACACCAAGCAGTTGATTTCATTATCAAAAAAGCGCCCGAGTTTGCAAAAGCAAAAAGCAAGCGGGTTTATCTTGAAGAATTCCGCAAAAGCAAAAAAGCGTTGTTAATGAAAGACGCGCTCTTAAAAGGCATTGAGGCGGCTAACGCACAAGAACGCGAAGCGTATTCGCACCCAGAATATTTGGTGTTGCTACAAGGCTTGGCGGCGGCAATTGAAATTGAGGAAACATTGAAATGGCAATTGGAAGCGGCGCGTATGAGGACGGATATTTGGCGAACCGAACAAGCTAACGCCCGCATGGAAGGCAGGGCGACAGAATGAGCCGAAAACAATGCAAGCGCAAAATATGGGCAAAAGTTAACCCAATTGAATATGCCATCACAGGCGCGGCAATCACGACCGAAGACAAGCTGGACAAGCTACGCATGAACGAATTAAGCGCAATTGAAAGCATGGTCAAAGGCAACGCCACGACTGGCGATTGGCGCGTGTTGGTTGATATGCTTAACATTGCCGAGACAATGGGCAATCACGGCATTGGCATTGAGGTTTTGCCTGTGTGTGAAATTGTGCAAGCGGAAATGGAAGCGGCGGCAAGACGATACGAAAAGACCCGCAAAATGGGGTTAACAGGCACAGGCATCCGCTACATCAAAGAACTTTACGCATTGCACGACCTTCAACGGCAAAGCATAAGCCGCACCGAGTTTGAACGCATGATAGAAAAAACAATCAATTACATTCGTTCCAATCATCACCGCGTTGTTCACATCACATGAGACAAAAATTTAATTACTGGCGAAGCAAGCAACATTTGAAAAACGTGGCATCACTGCCATGTCAGCAATGCGGCTTGGAGGGGCAAACGCAAGCGGCACATAGCAACCTATCAATCCACGGCAAAGGGCGGTCTATCAAGGCTTCTGACGAATACACGGTGGCATTGTGCTTTGCTTGTCATCACGATTTGGACGCGGGACACGGCTTAACAAAAGACGAAAAACAGCAAATGTATTTTAATGCGTTACGCAATACGTGGCTAGAATTGCTTGCGCGTGATTTGGTGGTGGTTGACGTACCAGTGCCAAAGGTGGAAAATTAACAATGTTGGTGAAAGCGGATGCTGGCATTCGATACGCAAGGCAATTGCACCAGTCACAGCGAGTAGCCAACAACCTTAAAGGAACATCATGGTTAAATTTACCGCCAGCATTGAACGCAACGAAGCCCAAGGCGATGACCCGCTTATGCAATTTGTGATGTGTATGCTTCATTCACGAACCAACGCACATTTGCAACATTGGATGACCGCAAGCCGTAGCGACCATACAGCGTTAAGTTTGTATTATGATGGCATTGTTGATTTGCTTGACACGTTTGTGGAATCGTTCCAAGGTCAATACGGCAAATTGCATGACGTAATGGACGGTTATGTATTCCCAGCTATCAAACCATTGGATTACTTTATGTATTTGGCTGATGAGATTGACACATTGCGTAAGCAAAATGGCTTTCCACAAGACAGTTGGATGCAAAACATTGTTGACGAAATGCGGGCGTTGGTATCGCAAACCATTTACCAATTGCGTGAATTGAAATAAAACAGGACACGACATGACAGCACAAATCAAAATTGTTTACAAAAAAACAGCCGATTTAATTCCTTACGCCCGAAACAGCCGAACGCATGATGAAGCGCAAATCGCGCAAATTGCCGCGTCCATAAAAGAATTTGGCTTTACAAATCCCATATTGATTGACGGCACAAACGGCATTATTGCTGGACATGGGCGTGTAATGGCGGCGCAAAAATTGGGCGAAGAAAAAGTCCCGACCATTGAATTGGCGCATTTGTCCGAACATCAAAAACGCGCATACATCATTGCCGACAACAAGTTGGCATTGAACAGCGGTTGGGACAACGAAATGCTGGCGCTTGAAATGGAAACATTACAAGAAGCGGGCTTTGGCATTGATTTGCTTGGCTTTGATGATAAAGAATTGAAGGGTATGTTTGGCAATTTGGATGACGCTGGCGATGACGATTTAAAAGAACCAGTCGATGAAAGCCGCAATTTGTTAATGATTGAATGCGAAGGCGAACGCGAATTGGAAAAATTGTTTGCCGAAATGCAAGAAAGGGGCTTTGAATGCAAAATTTTAAGTTAACCCTTGCATCGCCAGTCGCCACATCGTTTCGAGCAACCAAAGCGGCAAACAGCCTTGACATTGATTCAGAGAAAAAATCCGTCCATCATTTTGAAGTTCAAGCCGACTTAACAACGCCATTTAATATTGGCTTGATTGTTGGCGCATCGGGTAGCGGCAAGACAACGCTTGCCAAACACATTTATGGCGATGAATGCTTTAAGGAAATTTTGGACATGACGCAACCAGTCATTGACCAATTTCCTGATTCCATGTCATACGATGAATGCGCGGCAATGTTGTGCGGCGTTGGGTTGACTGCTGTGCCGTGTTGGATTCGCCCCGCGTACACGTTAAGCAACGGACAACGCGCACGTGCTGAATGTGCCTTGCAAATGGCGCGTGATGACATTGCCATGATTGTCATTGATGAATGGACAAGCGTTGTTGACCGCACGGTTGCCAAAGTCATGTCGCATTGCATACAGAAACACGCACGAAAAACAGGCAAAAAGATTGTGTTAATGTCTTGTCATTACGATGTAATTGAATGGCTTAACCCTGATTGGGTAATTGATGCCAACAAACAAACGTATGAAAACCGGAGGTCACTTTGGCGGGACTTCAAACGCACCGAACAACTCGAATTTGACATTAAAGAAATTGGTAAAGAATCTTGGAAATACTTTAGCAAATATCATTATTTAAGCGACAATTTGCCGGGTGGGGTTATCAAAACATTTGGATTGTTTCATGGCGACAATCAAATTGGCTTTCAATGTTTTGCCAATTACGTGCCGCATCGTGGGGGTGGTCCAATGAAGATGCACTCAAACAGAACGGTCATTCATCCTGATTACGCTGGTCTTGGCATGGGCATTATGTTGATTAACAAGACGGCGGCATTCATGAAAGAACAGGGATACGAGCCGTGGGCAAAGTTTTCCAGCACACCCGTTTACATTGCAATGAAGCGTCAAGCGTGTTGGCAATTAGTTAACATTGACCGCCGAACCAAAACAGTCGTGGGTGGCAATATGTTGCGTAAGTCAGGGTTTAGGCAAGACATCAAAACCTATTCGTTTAAATACGTTTAATGCCTTACGCACCGTTCAACAATCAATGTCGTGAATTGGGATGCAAACAGCCAAGAAGCAAATTAAATAGCTTTTGCCTTGACCATGGCGGCATGAATCACATGGGCAACGGCGAGACAAACGCATACAGCGACCCCGCATGGCGTTCATTGAGGCGCAGGCAATTAAGCACACAGCCATTGTGCCAATCATGCTTAACCAAAGGGCATATAGCTTCAGCCGTACACGTTGACCACGTATTTCCTTGGCGACACATCGGGCAACACGCATTCCTTAACAATGTGTTTCAATCGTTGTGTCATGAATGCCATAGCTACAAGACAGGCAAGGAACGTAAAGGCACGTTCATTCATTACACGCCTGATGGCGAAAAGAACCTGACCAAAGACGATTACGCCTACACAATGGCGCGGGTCAACGCCGGAAATTTTTAGAAACTTAAAAAATGTCGTGTTAAGTAAATG